CTTAGACGCGGTAGAGCGCGAAGAGATTGACCGGCTTGCCATCCACATGCCACCACGTCACGGCAAGTCCGAGACGGTCACGGTCAGATATCCGCTCTACTGCCTCGAAGCGGACCCCGAATCTAACGTCTTGGTGACGGGATACAACGAACGGTTCGCGAGGAAGTTTGGACGACGGACGAGGAACCTAGCCTCAGAGAGGGGTCTAGTATCTGGCGATAAAGCCGCATCGGATGAGTGGGCGACCCCGCAAGGCGGGCTTTACATGGCTCGCGGCGTCGGAAGCCCTCCGACTGGAACAGGCTTCTCCCGCATCGTCATAGACGACCCTATCCGAAGGCGAGAAGACGCGGACAGTGAGACGTACCGCGAAAAGGTCTGGGACTGGTACCGGGACGACCTGTACACCCGTGTTGAACCGGGCGGGGCGATAGTCCTCGTCATGACGCTCTGGCACGAAGACGACCTCGGTGCGAGGGCTGTCGCTTCGGAGCCGGGAAGATGGACGGTCTTAAAGCTTCCCGCTATTTCCGATGAGGGCTTGGCGCTTTGGCCCGAACGCTATTCGGTCGAGGACTTGAACCGCATCCATGCCGTCTTGGGTGGCAGAAGCTTCGAAGCCTTGTACCAGCAGAACCCGACTCCGAGGGAAGGTTCTTTCTTCAAGGTTTCCAGTTTCGGGATTGTGGAATCCGCGCCTTCCGGTCTCCCGTCCGCGAGGGCTTGGGACATGGGCGGCGGTGGTCGCGACTCAGACCCGACGGTCGGCGTGAGAATGTGCGGGCCCGACAAGGACGGGATCTACTACGTTTCCGACGTGGTGCGCGGGCAGTGGGACACCGACGAGCGCAACCGCACGATTCGGCAGACCGCAGAACTCGACGGTCGGAGCGTCCGCGTGAGAGGTCCGCAAGACCCCGGCGCGGCAGGAAAGGAGAGCGCTAAGGCGTTCACCCGCAACCTCGCAGGATTCAGCGTGAAGACCTATCCGGTCACCGGCTCGAAGGAGAACCGAGCAGACCCGCTGTCTGCCCAGGTCAACGCTGGCAACGTGCGGATTGTGCGCGGCGACTGGAACAAAGCCTTCATCGAAGAGTTTCGCCAGTTCCCGCAAGGCAAGCACGACGACCAAGTAGACGCGGCTTCCGACGCCTTCACCGAACTATCGGCTCCCCGCTCAGGTTGGGACGACCTACGAAAAATCAATGGCTAAACTCGATCTACGCGGAGTGCTCCTCCGGACATTTCCGACGCTGTTCGGGACTAGACCTGCCACCGGCTACGGCATCCGGCGCTACTGGCAGCCGGGCGCGAAAATCGACTATCAGGCGCAGGCGGGCAACCTCTGGCTGAACGGAGTCGTCGCATCCGGCCTCAATTGGATGGGCAGAGCGTCGAGCGAGGCCGACTGGCGCGTCGAGCGCCGGATCGGTTCCGGCTGGGAGCCCACCGAGGAACCGGCGGCGATGGACCTGCTCGGCCTGCTCGACAACCCGAACCCGTGGTACGACGGCCAGACCCTGATCCGTGGGCTGATGACCTCCGACGTCTGCGCGGGCGACGGCTATTTCCTTAAGGGCCGCGACAACGGCGGCAGGATGGTCGGGCTCGTCTGGGTGCCCCACTGGCGCGTGCATCCGGTCACGCTCTATCAGGACTCTCTTATCGACGGCTACGAGTACCGTCCGGCGTTCTCCGGCGAGATCAAGCCGATCAACCGCGAGGACATCGTCCACGTGCGGGACGGGATTAATCCCGAGGACACGCGCTACGGACTCTCTCGACTCGCCGGTGAGATCCGGCGCGTGGTCGCCGACAACGAGTGGTCAACGTGGCAGGCGGCGCTCGCGCTCAACTCCGGTTCTCCCGGACCGATCATCTCGCCCAAGGCCAGCGACGCCAACCCTCCGACACCCGACCAGCTCGCGGCGGTCAACGACATCTGGAAGCAGCGCCGCGCGGACGCTCGCGGCGAATCGATGACGCTCCCGGTAGCGGTCGAATTTTTCCGCGACTCCTGGAGCCCTGCCGAGCTCCGTCTCGACGAACTCAGCCGCGCGGACGTCACCCGCATCTGCGCCGCCATGGGATTCGATCCGATGGTGCTGGGGCACGAGTCGGCGAGCAAAACGTACTCGAACCTCGAGGAGGCGCTGGATGCGGCGGGCAACATGACGCTCCTGCCGAACCTGAACCGCTATGCGCTGCAGATCGGTCGGCAGGTGCTGCCCGAGTTCGGGCTCGATCCTCGGAAATACCGGCTGAGCTGGGACACGTCGCGCGTTTCGTGGCTCCGCGACGAAACGAACGAACTGCACGACCGAGTTCGCAAAAACTATTCATCTGGCGTTATCGATCGCTACACGGCGAAGGAGCAGCTAGGGCTGAAGCCTGAGCCGAGCGACCGTGGCGTCTACGCGAACGAGCTGAGACGCCAGGCGGTTGTGCCGGATGCGCGCACGTTTATCGCCGAAATGGCGGCGAGGACCCGTGCCCGCTAGGCCGTGGTGGCTGGACCTCGAGACCCGCGCGGATCGGTTCGAACGCCACGTTCTGACGCGGGCGAGCGCTCCTCCGACCGATCCTCCGGCGACGACGACCTCGGCACCGGAGGACGATTTTCAGCGGATCGTGTCGCGGTTCATCGCCGAGATGGAGCGGCTGACGGCTCGGGCGGTTGCAGGGGCTCTAGATCTCGAGGAGTGGTACGAGGTGGGCTACGAGGCGCTCACCCGGGCGCACGCGGATTCGTACGCTCTCGGACGCACGTTCGGCGGGAATGCGGCCACGGAGGAGGAGATCGCGCAGGTCGCGCAGGCGGTTGCCGATCTCGAATCGTACTACCTGCGCGGGTTTCAAAACGACATCGCCTCCGGGATGTACGAGGATCGCGAGGATCAGGCGGCGCGGCGGGCGGCATCGTACGCAGGCCGCGCGAGAGGGACTGCCAACGGAGGGTTCGTCGACGGTTCGCCGGACACCGCCCAGTTCTACTGGCAGGACACCGACGACGAGCGGGAGTGCGAGGACTGCCCGATTCTCGCGGAGGCTTCCCCATACGGCCGCGACGACATCCCCGCAGTGCCGGGATCTAACGACACGCCCTGTTTATTCAACTGCCGATGCCGACTGGTTCGAGACGACGGCGCTGAGGGATTCAACCCATCATGAACGAAACATTATTCAGGTCCTATGAGGTCCGCGCCGAGGTCCGCGACGGCGACAACGGCACGATCGCGGCGACGGTCAACGTGCTCGGCTCACCCGATTCCTACAACTCGGTGATCATGCCCGGCGCGATCCGGCAGGAGGTCATCGACGCGTTTCTCCGCGACGGTTTTGTCGCCGACGGCCACAACTGGGGGCAGCCGATCGCGATGCCGACGATGCTCGAGATGCGCGGCAACGATCTCGTCGGCGAGGCGGCGTTCCATAGCGACCCGGACTCGCAGAGGGTCCGCACGCGATGCGCCGAGCGCATGGCGGCAGGGCTCAGCGTGGGCACGTCTATCGGGTTCCAGATCGATTGGTCCGAGGTGCGCGAGTTTGCGTCCGGCGCGAAGATGCTCCAGTGGGCCGACGATAACGGGATGCCCGGTCTGGACCGTGAGGCGATCGCTGCGCTCGATTACTGCTGGGCGATCCCGCGCGTGACCCGTTTGTTCGAGTGGTCTGTCGCGACCGTCCCCTCGAATCCAAAAGCTTTAGCGGCTTCGGTCCGATCGATCCTCACCGAGGAACGATCCGGGCTGACGCTCGCCGACCATCTCGACTCCGCGCTGGCGGCGGCGTCGGGTGCCCTCGCCCGGTTCTCGGGCTATCGGGAGTTACGCGCGGCCGAGGGTCGCCGCGTTTCGCCCGACCGGTTCGCACAGATCCGGGAACTCGCCTCATCGCTCTCCGACCTCGCGCAGGCTTGCGAGATCCCCGTAGAGGCTCCGGCGATCGACGACACCCCGGACAGGGTCAGCGCGCTGCGCTCGTTCCTGCTCCGCACGACCGCTCCCTAGAACCAATATGTTGAACCAACTCCTAGAGCAGTTCCGGTCCCTGATGGCCGGCATCGATCAATTCGAGGCGCTCCCGGCCGAGCAGCGCACCGACGAGGCGCGCGCGGCCTACCATGAGTCCCTCACCCGCGCGGAGGCGATGCGATCCGAGATCGAGACCGCCCAGCGCGCCGAGCAGGTCCGCGCATTCGGCAACCAAGGGTTCCACACTCCGGCACCGGTTTTCGAGGGCCGAGCGGGCACCGATCTCATCCGCGGCGACCAGCAGGTCGACACCGAGGGATGGGGCATCTCTGATAGCCAGGCTCGCGCGATCCAGGAGCCGTCGTACCGCGCAGCGTTCCGCGCGCTACTCAGCGGTCGCCCGTCTGCAGTGCAGATGCGAGATCTCGAGGCAGGACTCGATGCCCAAGGCGGCTACCTCGTGCCTCCGCAGATGGTCGATGAGATTATCCGGCGCGATCCTCAAGCGACGGGCCTCATCAACCAGGTCAACGTGGTGCAGACCTCGAGCAACAAGCTCCTGATGCCGCGCATCAACTACACGACCGACGACATCTACTCGTCCCCGGTCCGCATCGCGTGGACGGGCGAGAACGGACCGGCCGCGGCCGCGACCGACATCCCGTGGGGCGACATCGAAATCCCGGTTTGGACCGGCGGTTTCACGGTCGAGGTTTCTCGCGACCTGCGAGACGACACCCCGTTCGCCCTCGAGCAGATCGTGACCCAGGAGGCGCAGAACGCGTTCAGGCTGGGCGTCGAGGAGGTCATGACGACCGGAGACGGTGTCGGCAAGCCGCGCGGATTCCTCACCGGAGTCGGCGCAGCGGGCGAGATCCCGACGGTCAACATCGGCAACCCGGTTACGGGCGACGGTCTGATCAACCTCGTTTACGGACTGCCTCCGCAGTACGCCGACGGTGCCCGTGCGCTAATGAACAGCGTCGCGATGGCGACCTATGGCCAGATCAAGGACAGCGCTTCCGCATACGTGTTCGGTCTCGATTCGCGCGACTCCGGTCTCGCGGTCGCTCGGCAGCGCACGCTTCTTGGCGCTCCGATCGACGTGTCGCCGTTCATGCCGGTCC